TGAGACAGGCCCATCTACTCTAGCACCCATCTGCGCAGAGAACTGATCTGTAACACCGTCGAAACCACCCCAGCCACATACACCGATGTATCTACCTTGTACTAGTGGCAACGGCGCATTCTGCGTACCATGTGCGAACTTGAAGTAGATGCCTTCGCTATAACCGCCGTTGCTATACGTGTAATTCTGTATGACTGATGTAAGCCCACCACCTACATCATAGTGTGATACCCACACACCTTGATCGTCCAGACCACCGGGTGTCCAACCGGGTGGACGCATGTAGATAGCACCATCGCTACCGATGCGTAGGTGTTCTTCTGGATTGCTAGCACCGTTCTTGAATACTATGTCTGTAGGAGCATGGTCAGCAGAAGGTGTACCGTTGACTACGAATTGTATACTCGCAGTCATTGGGAACGTATCAGGTGTAGCAGCACCGCCAGCTACGATCTCACCTAACACATAGCCGTTAGCAATAGCACCCCAACCTAATCCAGCACGGAAGAATGTAACCTCTGGAGCAGATAGTGGATCACCACTAGCAACGTCGAACTCTAGATAACGACCATCAGTGTATACGTCAGCAACAGTACCCAAGCCATCATTAGTAGTGACTTGGAACTTGCCCCATAGCACACCACCATAAGCCTCAGTACCAATGCCTACACTACCACCGCTAGTAATGCGCAAACGTTCTTCTGGAAGGGTTACACCATTAGTTTTAGATGTCTTAAGTATGATAGCTGCTGATCCAGTAGCTCCATCATCTACGCGCACCTCAATCCGCGCGGCTTCACCCCAAGTAGAGGGTGGTGCTAATGTGCCGAAGTAGAAGGCTCCTACCATGTCGCCTAATTGTATTGGCGTCGGTGCAACAATTGTTCCTCGTGAGCGGGATACAGAAAATCCGTTAGCTGCCTCGGCACTCTCACTGGCGTTATCTAATTGAAGCCAAGCATTACCAACAACATCGCCTCCGATGTAGGTTTGCCAAGCAACTCCATCACCTATAACAAGTTTAGCATCGTATGGCGCTCCAGCAGGCATACCAATGCCTAGAGGACCAGTCATCGTGTCGCCAGTCTTAGCGACAGCATTGATCCTAGTAGTAAACGCCTGCTGCTTAGCTAGCGTATCAGCATCTAGCATAGCTGGTGTGATCTGATCATCAACTACAACAGCAGCACCACCTTGTGCCAGCAAGTTCCAGTTCGCACTAGGAGGGGATGAGTTCGTGTTGTTGTTGATAGCGATGTATGAGTTGCCTAGTAGAGCAACAGCGTCATTGACTACATACGCAGTCGCACTGTTCCACGTGCCTTTCCATGCAATGCCGCCAGTACCGTTGATACCACGTGCACCACTAACATAGATGTTCCAGTTAGCGAGGCCAACACCGCTACCAGTCGTACCTGTGATATTGACTTGCAACGTAGTACCGACATACGACGTGACTTGACCAGACATCGTATTCGCGATGTTGCCAGCATCTACAATCGTGACGAAGTTGCCTACGTTGAACTGCTTGCCTGATTGTGTAGTGAATGTCTTCGCACCATTGTTGATCGTGTTCGCTGTAGTAGACGTACCGAACAGAGCAAGTGCTTGGTTAGCTGCACTCGTTGCACTAGCAGCACTAGCGGCAGCAGATGCGGCTGCGTTAGTCTCACTAGTAGCAGCATTCGTAGCATGTCCTGCGGCGGTTGATGCACTAGTTGCAGCATTACCTTCACTAGTAGCAGCGTTAGTCGCACTAGCAGCCGCAGCCCCTGCGTGACCAGCGGCTACACCCGCACTACCTGATGCAGCTACAGCACTGCCAGCGGCATCTGCGGCACTATCGGCAGCAGCTTCCGCACTCAGAGCAGCAGCTAGCTCAGACGCAGCAGCCGCAGATGCACTACCAGCAGCCGCGTTGATACTATCAGTAGCATCAAAGACGATCTGCCAATTGACTTCATCAGGTGGGAAGGTTGCGCTAGATGTGTGCGGTATAGTGCACAAGCGATATGTGTAATCATCGGTGAATGTAATGTCACCAATCGCGTATGTTGTAGTAGGCGTCCACGCACCACGGAATAGCGGTGTGCCTACAAGCTGCAATGCCCATGTATCAGGGTTGGTTAATCTAAATGCTTCAAACGTACCAGATGCAGGGCTAGTATGCGCTACAAGGCAACGATACAAGTCATTCGTAATATCATCAAATACACGATCACCTACTAAATACGCAGTGTTATGCATCCACTCGCCACGTACCTGCGGTACTGCGGCTTGTTGTAGCATAGCATCAAGCAGGTTCCAGTTGTCATACTCAAGAGTATGCCAACGTGGTGTATCGAAGTTTATGAGTTTGAATTTATAGTTATCAGTATAGCCGCGAACATTAGCTACCATGATATTGCCCACATACTGCAATAGGCAATATAGCCAGCACGTCTTTTTGATGTGTCGCTGCGCGAAGCAGACTTCTTATAGCATGATAACTGAAAGTTGTCAAGGGGTTATACAATGTATATGTCATCCTCGCACCTGACTACCGCGCTGATACAAGAATGACAATCCGCTAAGGCTGAGTGCTTGTGTGCTGCTTCCTGTTATACGTGTCTTAAGTATCTTGAACTTCATAGGCATCTGCCACAGCTTCTGCTCACGTGTACGACGACCTGCGCCGTAGACTTGTGCACCGATGCCGTATGCGCCAGCGTCATTAGGTACGAACTGCAAGCTGCGTGCTGGAATGAGTTGTCCAGTAGTCGCATCCTTGTAGATGTTATCATCAAAGATGTCGAGCTTGAATGGTGCTTCACCACTTGCATCTATGTGTACAAAGCGCAGTGCTTTCGTGTTCTGTCTAGCACCGAAGTCTGACCACGGTAGCTCCCACGCAAAGTTGATACCTTCGCCGCGATATTCCTCCCAGCTATCAGGCTCCATATCGCGTGCTTCGTGGAAGCTAGCTGCGGTAGTAGTTACATCTTCGATGCACTTGTATACGACTTCCTCGCTGTTATCGAATACACGCTGTCCTACTGTGTATGCTTGCCCACTTGTCCATGTTGCGAAGTCGTACATACCCTTCCAATCAGCGTACACATGATTGTCAGGTGAACCATAGCGCATCATATAGCCGTCAGGTGTGAATAGGAACGAACGTCCCTCAATCGTGCCACAGCCACAGTTGAACTTCATGTTCTCTAGCGTCTTGAAGCGTGACCATGCGAATAGCTTTAGCTGCGGCACATAATGGTAGATATAGCCAATGGTCTGATCGTTGATTGGTTGTATCTTCGCATTCGCACCGCCGCCGCCGATAGTTGTAGGTGGTGTAGTAGGTAGATCGGCACCAATGCTAACGAGCACGTAGTCATTGCTCAACACGCTGATAACACGCCGACGACCATTGATGTCTGTATCTAGTATACCTGAGAACCCTGTTGCATCTATGATGTCTAGCTGATCGCCTACTTCTAGCTGGTGATCATCATGTCGCATAATCAGCGCACGCTTAGTGAACTCATTGCGTGCCATTTCCTTGTCGAAGTAGAACGGATCGCGTGTTAGCTCGCGTACGTCCTGTGTGTCATACTTTGGCAAGTAATAGTGCACGCTCTTGTTCTTAGCATCATAGAAGCCGAACGCTTTCAAACGCATCGTCTCTTTGCGCAATCTACCAATGTGACTGCTCAGCATCGTCTCAATGTAGTTGCTAACACGCTCAGCTTGCACAGCGTTGCTAACTGTTGAGAGCTTCGCACTAGGTACACCGTTGAAGTCTACCATAAACACGTCGCTGCCTATCTCAACGATAGTACGCGGCGCATTAGTGCCGAAGCCGTTCAATGTGTCAATAGGTACAGGATCATGCAGTGGGCTAGATGTGCCAGCTACAGTTACTTCTGGTCCGTACTTCATCATCGTCGTAGCTGTAGGTGTAATAACTAGCACAACGTCCTTAATAACTGCAAAGCCGCGCACTGTCTGCTCAGGGCTAGCAACGATCTTCGACATGTTGATGTCAACAGCCTTACCAGCGTTGACAGAACCTACGTACACCTGTGCGGTGTTCTCATCTGATATGCGTATAGATGTCAGACGTTCGTCAACTGGTAGCAACTCTGTATCGTGTAGTGTGAAGTATCTAAACGCCGACTTACACGCATCGAATGCTGGAATGTTCACATCACCATTCACACCATCTAGCAGCGGTGCTACCCAATCACTTTGTGTGAAGTCAATACGCAATGGCTTATCACGCCCATTGCTGCATATCAGCGCGCTACCGAAGATGTCACTAGCGACTAGCTCTGTATACGTCCACGCAATAGGTGCGAGCGGGCGTGCTGCTGTAATCTCTTGGCTCCATATACGTTGTGCCTGCTTATCACGGTCAATGCGAATAATCTCACCTGTGCTAGTCCAGATGATAATGTAGTTCGCAAAGTACTTAGCCTCGATAGGCTCACCGCCGAGTAGGTGATTGTCCTTCACATAGTTGACAGTTGTATCTGTAGAAGGTCCAGCCGCTGTAGCTCTGTTAGTGACTACAATCTCAAACTGGTTCGCATTGAGAACCTGTCTAATGCCGTGCGTGCGATTGATCATTTCAGGAACAATGCCGTTCCACGTATTAGACCAACCGCTAAACGTCACATGCTCATGTGCAGCGCCTACAAATTGGTGATCTACCCAATCGACAAGTATAATGCGCTCTGTGTTCGATGTAACGTTTGTGGTGAGTGTGAGGCTAGTGATAGCTCCACTACTCTCTACACCTTGACGCAGCTTGTACCACATTTCGTAACCATAGCGCGGACCTACACGCCTATCGGTATACGTCACCATGTTGTCAAACACAGGTGAGAACTTGCTTGTTAAGTTCTGCTCACTATCGACAACGTTCAACCCACCGCCGAAGTCACGGATGGTGGTGTTGTTGAGCTTGCTAGTAGGACGTGGCTGTTTAGGTCTACCGAGCGGCTTCAACGAGCGGCTGAGCATCTGTACCATTACGCCCACCTATTCCAAACACCACGTGTAGACAGTGAGCTATCTAGCGGTATAGTGTGCTGCGTCCTGTTGAACTGTGCTAATGCATCTTGAAACAGCACACGGAATTTGTCACTAGCACCGGGGTTCGTACCATCGTCTTCTAGTACGTCCCAACATGTGCCTAGTAGTAGAAGCTGCGTATCCATGTAAATAGGATCGCCGTCTTCTTCAAAGTCATCTGGCTTAGTGCGATACGTGATGTATACTTCACCACCTGTTGTAATAGGTAGTATCTTAAACATCTTCGCAGGGTTTGTAGCCATCGGCCTGATGCTAGGGTGCTGAATGTCTCTATCGCGCGTATTCATAGGTGCGATAGGCAATGGCCTTGGAGAACTTTCCGACATGACACTGTGTAGATCGCGCCAGTCATTCAACTTGTTTGTGAGGTCGCCAGTGATCATGCCACTAACGCCGTCGAGTACATATGTCTCCTGATACACTGTATAATCAGGTAGCCAGTACTCTCTGAATAGCAGGTCGAACTTGTGCTGTACTGCTAGCTGTATACGTGGCTCAGCGTATATTTGTGCATCTAATCCTTCGACTAGTGCGAGCCGCTGTAGTACTTTAGTAACTATCTGTCCGAACGTAATCATATAAGTTACAGCCTGCACAGTGGTCTTGTACACCGTGCAGGCTGCTCCCTTAGTTGACTAGTTAAGTTACGCTGCGGTCGTAATGTCTTCAGGCTTCACTACTTTGTCACTACCGTCTTCAAAGATAGCAGTCACTTGTGCGTCAGGCGTACTAAGCTGGTAGCCATCATCACCAGCACGTGATGGTCTAACAGCAACAACAAGTCGATCTCCGTACATCTTCTGTTGCTGCTGTGTCGCCTTCACAGGCGGTGTATACTTCGTTTCTTTCTCAGCCATTGTAACCTCCGTTACTTAAACGTGTGCCGAGCCATGCAGATTGTTGCGATCTACAAAGCAGGTGAAGCGGTAGAACGTAGTACCACCGGGACTCTGGTTCGGTGTATAACGTCCGCGCGGATCACCACTTGTGAGCGTCTGCACAGTTACGCCAGTCTGCAACGCACCAGCAGTCGGTACAAGGTCGTTCACAGTCTCACCGAGCATCTGCGTGTTGAGCACCTTGTACGGCACACCGAGAATGTTGCCGAAGCCAAGGTTCAACGTAAGACCAGCAACAGCACTGAAGCTGATGCTAGAGATGTCAGCGAACATCTTCTGACCGAGAGTGAGTGAGTTCGCTACACCAAGCTGTTCGCGCATTGGCTGACCGAGATAGTCATAACCAGTGACGATAACAGTGCATGAACCGACAGCACTCAGGGTACCAGTGAAGTTGCGACCATAGCGACCCATCATAGCTGGGTTGAAGGACGCAATAGGCACAGCAACACCGGCAGCATTCACGCTCTGTGCAGCGAGAATAGCATTCGATGATGCAGCAGGCATTGCAGGAATATCAACGGTAGTGATACCGTCAACACCGACATCAGCCGCATACACCATGTCAGCGACACGATGATTAATGCGACGCATTCCGGGGATAGCAACTTGTACGGCCATTGTACTTATTCCTCTTTATCTGATTGCTCGCTGGCAGCAAGCAGCTTGTTGAGTAGATCAGGGTCTTTATCAAGTAGCTGCGTGATAGCATCGAGCGATTGTTTCTGCTTTGTGGATAATGCAGCGTTAGCTTGCTGCATGCCTACAGGTGTATCGTCGCCACCATCCATGAATAGCGGCACTAGGTTCTTATCGAGCTTCAACCTCACAAGATCTTCGTGAGTGACGAACACACTATCGCCTCGTAGAGTGCGAACCATGTATCCTTCAATCTCAACATCAGTAGGCACAACACGGAAACCGATTTCGTCTTTGACGGTGCGATTGACTACAGTCTTACGCTTCATCGGTTCAACGATGTATGCAGGCACAGCCTTCTGCTTCTGATCCATGCTAAACGCTTGTTGCGTCTGCGATGGCTTGTTCTCGAAGCTGACTACTGGTGTTGGCTCACTAGACATTGTAACTCCTTTAGTCGTTCACTACAGCGTGGGTGCGGTATTGCTTCCACGTGGCGAACTGACATTGCGTGATGACACGCTGTCCGTAGCCGTCAATCGTCCACGGTGCAGTGAGGTCAACATTCTTCATGTTGTTATCACCGAGGATATGAAGGCGCAGGTAGGTGTCGTTGAGGAAGTAAGCACGATCAACCGGGCAGCTTTCATCATAGATGATGGGTACGCCGTTGTGGCTGATACCATCAAAGCCGAGGTCCATCATACGCTTGCCGCTGCTTGTGTTCGTGAGCGGAATAGTGAGCTTGCTACGAACGGCAGCACGATACAGGCGATAGTGATTGCGTCCAGCAATGATAACCTTCGGACGCTCTGTACCTTGTTTGAGGTCAAGGAGAACGTCATCATACGCTTCCTCGATATTCGTCGCGTTAAGAGTGCCTGCGAAGTCATATGACGATGAACGCCACTGTACTTCTGTCGCACGATCAACACCAGCGAGTGATCCAACAGTAGGATCATCAGGAATAAGCAGCGCAAGTCCATTCGGATCATTGCCACCACCCAAGCCGTAGAGATAGCCGCTGAACTTCTCCTTGATGCTCAACTCAAGAGCCTCAAGTTTACCTTGCAGCAGCTTCACAGCAGCCTGTTCACCCTTGTTCTCGTCTTCTTCCTGATTGCTGATGATAACAGTACCAGCAATACGGCTCCAACGATATTCAAGCTTGATGAACTCCTGCGTCTGCACGACTGGCAAGCTGTCGTAGTAGCTATAGCTGCCAACCGAGGGATTGCGTCCAGTCAACAGCGGGTTCGTGATGTTGTAACCGCTGCTCTCATTCTCGATACGATCACGCGCAAAGCACCAAGCCATAAGTGCGTTGCTCTGCATAGCGGCGACAATGAGCTTCTTACGCGAACGCTCAATAGTCGTCGCCAGTACGTTCTGGAGTACGGGCATTGTTCAATGTCCTATTTTGAGTTGAGTTCTGTGAACACTGCCGCAGCTATGTCTTTCCAAGGAGCATTAGCGCGGAAGTCTCCACGCGAGTTAGCGTTGTTAGATGTAGCCATGCCGCCGTTAGGAGCTACACCGCGCATATCGCCCGGTGTTGACTGTCTACGTGTACCATTACTGTTGCCGTTGCGTTGGCGCTGCATAGCTGCCTCAATCTGTGGCTTCAGTGGTGACGTGAAGTCAAATCCTCTACGCTCGACCCAACTACGTAGCTCATAGTACGCTTTCTCTGGCGACAAGCCGTGTTGCTGTACTAGATTGCTGATTTCTACCCCATGCGTTTCAGAATGAGGGTGCTGTTGTACAAACTGCTCCATCTGCACTTGGGCGCGTTCTTCAATCTGCGCTTGCTGCTGACGTGCTTGCGTCTGCTTCTCTAACGGACCCAAACGGCGGTCTAGCTCGTTCGTAATCACACGTGCGTTGATCTGTGGTACTGCATCTGTACCGAATAGTTGCTCCATCGTGATGCCAGTTGCTAGAACACGTGCAACGATGTCACGAACGGCCATAACTGGATCACTCTCAGCCATAGCACGCAGTTGCAGCGCTTCATGTGCCATCTGTGGCGACAAATTGTGCTGCTTCATCACACTATCGAGCGCCGCGAACTGCTGATAGTGCTGTTGCATCGCGCGCATCTGCCGCGTTGCTTGATTTGCTGCATACTGTGCGCGATTGAGGTTGTATGCTAGCTGTTTCTCACGTCGCGTTGCAGCGACGACCTGTCCGTTCTTGTCAAGTAGCTCGCCTTTAGGCCCCTTGCGTGGTTTGTCAGTGAACAGTTGATCTTTCTCGTCACCCTTACGCGCTTGATGACGATCAGAGCCGGTTTCTTGACGATCTTCACCACCGTCTGCCTGTTGTTCATCTTGCTGCGGCTGCTGTGGTGACAACTGCGGGTCAAGTTGACCTTCATTGTCGCCTACACCGCCGTCTTGCTGCTCTTGCGGTGCGTCTTTGATGCCAAAGCTGTCACCTACAGCAGTCATCAGGTCTTTTTCATCAGGCATTGTAGCCTCCCTTAAGCAGCAGCACCTTGCTGAAGCTGTTGTATCATCTGTGTAGCGATGTCAGCCACACTACGACCACGTGCAAGTTGCACACCTAGCTGTTGTTTCATCTGTGGCGGCATTCCGTCGATAAGTCGAGCAACTTCTTGCACTATTTGAGCGATGTCGTCAATCTGTGGCCCGCTACCACCGCCGCCAGAGGCTTGCCCGCCTGCACCAGCACCACCTTGCGCTTGTACACGTGCCTTCAACGCTTCCTTGACCATATCTTGACGACGATCAGCACCTTGTTGCTGCTCTTGTCCTGCTTGCTGTTCTTGTTGAACCTGCTCAGGTGGTGGTGCGCTCACTTCCTTCATAATGCCTTTGTAGATAAGCTCCCAATCATCCTGACTGACAACTACGTTATCGAACGCCTGCGATAACACTTTAAGAGCAACCACAGCCGCGATAGGTGTTGCACGTGTGAATTGACCAATGATCTGACTAATTTGGAGTGCTTGCTCTTTCTTCGCTCTAGATGTTGGCTTAAGCGTACTACCTCCGACAACACGCGGAGTGAAAGTACTACGTATAGTCTGAGCATCCATCTTCTCCCAATCAGCAGCGAACTTGTCGCCTAGCAGAGTGGCAACTTCTTGCTTCTCCATGAACTGCATACACATCTGCGCAGTAAGCC